TATTTAGTTCTACCCATTTATCAATTTCTTCTTTAGATTGTGATGTATCTGTATCTGCCTTAATAGCATCTACTGGACATTCTGGTTCACACACTCCACAGTCAATACATTCATCTGGATTAATTGCTAAAAAATTTTCTCCTTCAAAAAAACAATCTACTGGACAAACTTCTACGCAATCTGTGTGCTTACACATTACACATTTATCATTTACATAATACGTCATTTAATATAATATACAATCTTTCTTTAATTTAGTCAACAATTTACACGATTATATCAGTATATTTTGGTCTAGGAGTGTCGGGGTGCTTGTCACTATTTTCTATTATGTCTTTAGCATAACCAAATCCAATTGTAACAACAGGTGTACCTTCAAGTTCTAAAAAGTCTTGCATAAATCCTGCATCAAAACATCCACAAAATCCACTTTGTACATCTAACATTTGAGCTGTAATAATGTTATTCCAACATGACAATCCAATATCCAAAATATCAAGTTGTACAGGATCACTATCAGCAACATAATAAACTAATACTAACGGTGCTAACATTTGACCATTAATATGCTGACTTAAATTTCCTTGTGTTTGCCATTTTATTGCTTCATCATACGATCTTGGAGATCGAGTTACTAAATCATCTGATGTCTCATCATACTTTACTTGGTTTGCTGACATAGTACATACATAATCATATAAACCAACTTTAAGTTTTCTATCATCTAAAGTATTTTTTATTACTTTAACTTTATAATTATATCTGTTATTACAAGAAGGAACATTTGTTGTAGATTCTAAAATTTTTTGTATTTTTTCTTCTTCTAAAGATTTAGGAAGAAATGACTTAAATGTATGTCTTGTGCTTAATAATTTGTCTAATGATTCCATACAAGTATTTATATGGCGGAGAGGGTGAGATTCGAACTCACGATAGAGTTGCCCCTATGCCAGTTTTCAAGACTGGTGCATTCAACCGCTCTGCCACCTCTCCGTATAATAGACACTACGTAAATTTTTTAATAGTTTGTAGTAATCCAAAACCCGCTATACCGGCTGTAATTAAATGTTTTAAACAAGGGTCACTCATTAATCCATCTAACAATCCTGCTATTGCGGCATTAGTAATTTTTTGTATTGCTCCTGCTAAATTTTTTAAATCTTGTAAAATCATATTTGCTAATTGTGTTATAAAACCAATTATACCTGATATTAAATTTAACAGTCCAAGTGCTTGACTTATAAAACCTAAAATTTTAGAAAGTACTGCACCACCTCTTGATATTGCACCAAAAAGATCATCAATAAACTTACAAGGTCCTGTGCCAACTGCGGCCGCGGCTCCTAATGATGTATTAAGTGCATTTAATCCTTGTCCAATTGATAACATTTGTCCAACTGGTTTTGGTAATTGTCCACTAGGTAAATGAAATGATTTATGTTTACCAATCATTCCAAAAAGGTTATTTTGTCCCCAATCGTTTTGCTCAACACCACTTTGTATATTTCCGTGTCTGTGAAAATCATTTAGTATACCATTTACTTGTTGTAATTGATCAACTTCAGCATCATTCATTGGACGACCAAGTTCTGTAACTGTAGCTCTTTCAGATGCATTTGGATTATCCCAACCATGTGGCATAGCATTCATTCCATTCCATCCAGTACCATTACCATTATACAATTTATCTTTTATTGCCGCTTCAGTATCGTAGTTTGGATTTTTCCATGCTGTTTGTGTTTGTATTGAGTTACCATATAAATCTGTTGTATCTTTTAAATCAAAGTATCCATTTTGCAAACTTTCTTTTGCAATAGATCCTAAACTTTGTGATACTGCTGTACCATCAAAATTTGAAAATATACTCGACCCATCACCTGGTAAAACTGTTGACATAATTATTCCTTATCCATTTGCTATCACGTTTGGTGATCCTGCATTTACTTTTATACCACAACTGTAAGAATCTCCAATTCTACCTACTTGTATATTATTTGCAAATACATTTGGAGAACCAGTTGTTAATTGAGTTACGTGTGGAACACACAATATATATCCATGTGGAGTATTTGTATCACCTACTCTGTGTACTGGGATATTATTTGCAAATACTGTTGGCGATCCTGTCGCACATGATCCAGCCGCACACGGCGGATGATTAGTATCTGCGTCACCTATTCTTGCTATTTGTGGCATATCAATTATCCTTTATAGTAGTATTTATTCTACAAATTAAGTAATGATTGATTCTTTTGGTGGTTGTACTATATTAGATATACTTTGTGCGTATGCGTCTTTAGCCTGTGAATTTGCTTTTCCTACAGTAATTATTGTACTTTTTTGAAATTCAAACTCAGTTTCTTTATCAGCCATAATCATAAATTGTGTCATACCAACACCTTTTGCTGTCATTGCCAATGCTAAAGGTTTTTTTACACGATAAGATGTATCAGATTCATCAACAAATGTAGCAATAACTTCGTCACTGCCTACTGTTCTAAATACTACAACTTCATCTTTGTTTAGTTTTTGTTTTAACATTTTTTTCTTTCTTATTATAGTTTAAAGTCTTCAAAAGTTTTATCATCTACGTCTTGTTTTAATCCGCCAATAATATAACTTTCAACTTCTGTTTCTTGTGGTGCAACTTGCATTCCTGCACTTGATAACCAATGTTGCGTCCACGGTAGTGGGTTTTGCGTAGCAGGAATATCATAAATTGGATCAAATCCAATTGCTCTTAATCTTTTATTTGCTGTCCATTCAACATAGTCACCTAATAACTTTGCATTAAGACCAATTATAGATCCATCTTTCATTAAATGACTTGCCCATGCTTTTTCTTCATTAACAGCATCTTCATACATTTTAACTACATCTTTTTTTGTTTCTTTAATAATTTTTAGCATTTGAGAATCATCGCCTTTTTGCCATGCTTTGATCACGTGTGTAGTTAAATTTAAATGTGTTGCTTCATCTCTAGCAATTAACGAAATAATTTTTGCTGAGCCTTCCATAAGTTTAAGTTCACCAAATGCAAATGTACAAGCAAATGAAACATAAAATCTTAAACCTTCTAAAATATTTACATTTACCATTGCAAGATATAATGCTTTTTTCACATCATATAAATCACCTTTACCTTTAACAAAATAATCTTGAGCCGCTTTTCCAAACTTATCATAATTTTCTGTTACTGATACTGCTCTTTTTAAAATTTCGTCATCATTTAATATAGTGTCAAATACTTCTGCCGGATCAGAATATACGTTTTTCATAATGTGTGTATATGAACGTGAATGAATTGTTTCAAAGAAATCCCAAGTAACAATACACCCTTCTAATTCTGGGTTTGATACATATGGTAAGAACATTAAACTTGGTCCTCTACCTTGTACACTATCTAATAATGTTTGGTATTTTAAATTTGATGTAAAAATATGTTTTTGTTCTGGCCTAAATGTTTGAAAGTCTGCTCTATCTTTTTGCAAACTAACTTCTTCAGGTCTCCAAAAATATCCAAGCATTGTTTGATTAAGTTTATCAAATTGAGGATATTTAAACACATCATATCTTTGGACAGATTGATCTGCTCCAAAAAACATTGGCTCTTTTGTAAAATCTATGTCGTCTCTATTAAATACAGTTTTCATAATTCTATTATACACTCTTTCTCTGTGTTGTCAATACTTATCCTAAATTGAACAAGAGTCGCAATATTCTTCATATTCTTCATCAGAACCTTGGAACTCTGTTCTTTCCATTGGTTGCTGTTTTAATGCTTCATCAATTGTTAATGCAGTTTCATTATCTGTAATGTTTGGCTCTTCGCCTTTAAAATCATATGTATTTTGATAATAACTTGTTTTCCAACCCATTTTATAAGTTGTTAAAAAATCTTTTGTTAGTACACTCATTGGTACTTCATTGTTATCAAAATGCGTTGGATTATAACTCCAGTTACCACTAATTGCTTGATCAAAATACTTTTGCATAACAGCAACTATGTTAATATATCCTTCGTTACTAGGCATATCCCATAGTAGAGTATAATAATCTTTTAGTGTTTTGTACTGTGGTACTATTTGTTTTAATGGTCCTTTTTTGCTTTTTTTAACTGACAAATAATCTCTTGGTGGTTCAATTCCGTTAGTAGCATTACCTACTACTGATGAGCTTTCACTTGGCATTTGTGCTGACAATGTTGAGTGTCTCATGCCATGTGTAGTTACTTCTTTACGTAATTTTTCCCAATTTAATTTTAATTTACTTCCGACAATTTCATCTACATCTTTTTTGTAAGTATCAATTGGAAGAATACCTTTTGAGTATTTTGTTTTCTTAAAGTAATCACACGCACCTTTTTCTTTTGCAAGTTCAACACTTGCTTGTATTAATGCGTATTGAAATGCTTCTGTTAATTCATTTACTACTTTCCAGGCCTCTTTATCTTCAAATTTAACTTTGTGTTTAGCCAAGTAGTGTGCCAAACCAATATAACCAATACCTAAACTTCTTCTTGCTTTTGTAGAAACTTCTGCCGCTTTAATTGGATAACCTTGGTGTTCAATAATTTCATCTAATGCTCTTACTGCCAAATCACATAAATGAGTAAGTTCACCTAAATCTTTTATTAGACCAACATTAATTGCACTTAAAATACACAATGCAATTTCACCTTTACCATCAATATGTTGTAATGGATCTGTTGGTAATGTAATTTCTTGACATAAATTTGACATATTAACTTTGTCTAAAAATGAACTATGATCATTTGAATGATCTAAATTCATAATATATATTCTACCTGTTTCAGCACGTTCTTTTAATACATCACCTATTAATGTACGAGCTTGTATAGTTTTCTTTGGTATTGAATCATCTTGTTCATATTTTTTATATAATGCATCAAATTTCTTTGTACCAAATGCTTCGTAAAGTCCTGGTACTTGATGTGGAGAAAATAATGTAATGTCTCCGCCTTTAATAAATCTTTCATAAAATATTTTTGACATTTGAATTGAATAATCTAATTTACGTACTCTATTATCTTCTGTACCTTTGTTATTTTTAAGTACAAGAATATCTTCAATTTCTTGATGCCAAATAGGGAAATGCACAGTTGCACTACCACCACGTACTCCATTTTGTGTACAACATCTTACAGTTGCTTCAAACTTTTTAAGAAATGGGACAACACCAGTATGTGCTACTTCACCACCCCTAATACGAGAATTAATTCCTCGTATTCTACCTGCATTAATACCAATGCCGGCTCTTTGTGCAATATATCTACCAATTGCCATATCACTAGAAAAAATTGAATTTAATGTATCATCAACATCAACAAGTACACACGAAGCATACTGTCTTAATGGTGTACGTACACCTGCCATTACTGGTGTAGGAATATTAATTTTAAAAGTAGAAACTGCATCATAATATCTTTTTACATATGATAATCTTGTTTCTTTTGGATAGTTACAAAATAAAGTTGCCGCAATCAACATATACATATATTGAGGTGTTTCATATACATTACCTGAACTTCTATCTTGTACAAGATATTTGTCTGAAACTTGTCTTAAACCTGCGTATGTAAAGTTATAATCTCTTTCATGTTTAATATATGAATCTAATCTTTTAAATTCTTCATCATTATACCATTTCATAATTTTTGGATCATACAATCCTTTTTCAACATTTCTACCAACTAAAAATTGTAATGGTACTTGATAGTTTCCATCAATATGTTTTCCAAAAACTTCTTTTCTAATTGTAAACAACAAAAGGCGTGCCGCAACATATTGATAATTTGGTGCTTCTAATGTAATCAAATCATTTGCTGATCTAATTAATATTTCTTGAATTTGTTTTGTTGTCATATTGTCT